TCTTTAAATGATAGCATTTAAATAATCTCCTGGGACTAATCGTCCATTTATATTATATATGTCCATCCCTAACGCTGTAATATATGGTTTCGTGTTCTCGTTGCATTGTATAATCGTTCCTTTAGGTAGAAAATTATCACCATCAAATAAGTCTGACTTTAAATCATACTTACCTGGTTTTAAAACTCTTTCAACAAAGTATTCTTCATTAAGTTCTTCTGTATATTCAAACTCATTAATACTCTTTAAATACTTATAACAAGTTCTTTCTATATTCTGACCGTGTTCTTTATAAAACTCTTTATCTTCTTTTAAAAGTAGTCCCATTGCAACAGCAAACGAACCTAGCTTACCACCTAAACCTACTTTACCTAGTATTCGTTTCATATTAAATACGAACCTATGCAACATAGTATAAGATGATTTTTCTGCGCCTGTCTGTAATAGTCTATAAGGTTTTAATACTTTACCTTTATCATCTATAATTCCTTGCTTAAAAGCTGGTGAATTCCTAAATGGAGTAACCAATAATTTAATCACTCTATATGCTATTAATAAGTCTACTGCTCTGCTTGCCATTATAGTTTCTCTACTTCTAATTTAATTACTTCGTCTTCCGTTAAATTTTCTAATTCTTTCGGATACAAATAATTTAAATAATTAAAAACAGATTTTAAAATCGGCCAGTATCTTTGTTCGTTCTTATATAAGAGCAAAGTAATACAGGCATCCGTACCAAAGACATTTTGTAGTACGACAATATGATTAATAACAAGTCTTATTTTTATATCACCTGTTAGTTCATATTTCCGAAACAATCTTTTGATGTATTTAAATCGCTTAATATCATCCCAAAATTCTTTTTCAGTATCAAATGTTGGATTATCATAATGCTTTTGAGCATACAATAACCAATTATCTTCAGTTATCTGTTTGAACATTTTTGTCTACACTAATTTAGCGTAAACCTTTGATGAACCGTTAGACAATGTTTCGTATTTTACTTCTAATTTCAAATTTTCAATACCAGGTCCATTATCTACTACTACATCTTCAGGTTTCGTGTCAGTTGTTTTTCCGTAAGTACCACCGAATTGTTTTACTTCACCAGTTATCGTACCAGAAGTTCCTTCTAATTTCATAGGACTAATATCTAATCCTATTCTCATTAGATTTTCTCTTAACTTGTCAACTGCAAATTGTGGTTTAATGTATTCCATATTTCCTACACTACCAACAAAAGCGTTAACTCTTTCTAATACTCTTTGGTCTTTTAAATTCGCCGTACCTAAAGAACCATCTTCAACTGCGTTAGAAGTTTGTACATTTACAGCACTTGCTGCTTTGTCTTCCTTTAAGTGTTCTCTAAAAGTTTTCATTTTTTCTCCTCTTTATCATTTATATTTTCTTTTGATTCTTCCTTATTTGGTTGAACCAAATCTTCCTCAAATTCGTTTAATTCTTTTTCAGAATCAATCGGTTTATTTGTTATCTTTTCCATCTTCTTTTCCTTTAAGTTCCTTTTCTGCGTCTCTTAAAGTCAAATCGCTATCTGCTTTTCGCATAAGTTTTTCACAAACTTGTACTGCACCGTGTAAAGCATTAAGTTGTGATTTAGCACTTGCTAAATCTGCTTCTAATTTATTTACACTTTCAGTTAAAGCAGCTCGTTCTTTGTATAATTGATTAAATTCTTTCTCAATTATTGCTACTGATATTGCCATTATAAACTCCTCTAATAATTAAAATTATGCTAATGCGTGTCCGTTACCAGCGATAACATTCCATTTACTATTTTTAAATAATAATGTAACCGATTCTCCTTCTGCATTAAGAGTAATAGTTGAGTATCCTCTTAAATTAGTTGGTGTGATTACACAATTGTTTGCTCCAGTACCAATAGTTAAAATTGTTTTAACTTGTCCATCAGAACCATCTGCTAAAGTAAGTGCTGTTGCACCACCTGATTGGTCTACTTCTGATATTGCTGAGGTAACATTAGCAGCTGTAGAGGCACTAGTTAAAGCTTCAGAAGCTTGTCCTAATCCTATAAAGCTAGGTATGTTATTGAAAACATTTTTTGCTGTTACCTTTTTGTTTATTGGTGTGTTTGAAGGGTCGTCAACAATGTGAAATAAGTCCACATCTGCCAACGCTGTGCCCAGGTCATCCAGGGCGGTGATTTTTTTGTCTGCCATTTTAGTTCTCCTATAATTCCTCTAAACGAGGTAAACTACTCCGTACATCATATACGGACCATTATGTACTATTTATACAAATAAAAAAGGGGACCACGAAGGATCCCCTTTAATATTATTGATTTTTACTTATTATTCTGATTAACTATCAGCAAATTCTGTATCGTCAGCTTGGTCGCCTGAAATAGATGACATAGCAACTAATACTTCTGTTTGCACTCTACTGCTTCTGTTACCAGAACCAGCAACTCTTCTTACCCAACCAGCGTGTGCTGTTTTTGTAGTTTCAATACCTTGTTCAGTAGTATCAACACCAAAAATTTTTGTTGGATCTCCTTGAGTACCCGAGCTATTAGCAGATTCAGAAGTAGTAACCGATTTAGGTTTTTCAGATAAAGTATATGCTGAACCACCACTTTTTGCTGTCAATGTTGCACCAGGTACACCAGCAATAACCGTTGCCGCTGTATTACTAGCAATAGCAGTAATTAAGTAATCTTCAGTTCCAACTCTAATATAATCTCCAACTTTTGCTTGACTAGTAAAAGTAGTAGATGAACCTGTAACCGCACCAGCCGAGCTGATTGCTATTGTTCCAGATTTAGTTTTAGAGTCTTTATTTCCCCATAAACTCATAATTGTACTCCTCTTTTAAATTTAATTAATTAAACTTGATTAATCTCTTATATTTATATAAAATGACTATTTAAAACCTAGTTTTTTCAATTCAGATATTGTATTACTAGTGCTTGTATGATGAATACCTATGCCACCTCTCGCTCTAAACTGCGATATGTTCTTTATATAATCATCAATCAGTATGCAAGGTGAACCTCCAACCTTAGCAAAATTCTGTTTCTCTCTTCGTTTTACTAGGTTAACTTTATTGCCTGACATACCTAATCTTGTTCTTGCCCATTTTGATTTACCTGGGATACAATTAGGGTCAGTAGTTTGTTCTACATAAGCAGATAAAATATGTGGATCGTATTTTCTTATAAACGACCATAGTCTTTGACCACCTGGCGCCCAAGGTAATGTAGACCAGAAGTTTTTAGTCTGCATTATTGGTTTCCATTTATCTCTTATTGTCTTAAATTTCTTTCCAGGTTCCCTTGACCATTGAGACATAGACATACCTACTGCCTTTTCAGCAGCTTGTTCAAAATTACATACTACTCCATCCATATCACAATATATTCTAGGTAGTTTATCTCTTAAACCATCCCTTCTATACTCGTGGATATTCTCTAGTTTGTTTCTTTGATGGATTACATCCTGTCGGAGTTCTTTATATTTCATAGTTTTACTTTTATTATAACACTTTCCCCACTTAAAGTCAAGCAAAAAAACTATGCGTGATAATCTATTCTTGGATTTACATCAATCTTATCAGATTTGGTACCGTTATCAGTTCGTTTCTTTTCTGGTTCTTTTGTTTGAATATTCATTGGGTCAGTCTTTTGGGTAGGTTCCTGGGACTTCGGTAGAATATCTTTTGAATTGTCGTCTTTATTTACTTTGTTAGAAGTCATTGTTTCCCACTTCTTTTTAGCAGGATGATTCTTATTTTCTATTTTCTTTTTAGTTTGTTTAGTTGCAACAGCATATCGTACACTATCACCTTTCTTCTTACCATATTGGTCTCTAAAAGATTTCTTTGGTAAATCATCAGCTTTCTTATGTACTTTTTTAGTTTGTGATTTTGATAAGTCAGATTCAACTGCTCTTTTAGGTCTAATTCTAATTTCTTCTAATTCTTTTTCGCCTTTAGGATCTTTTTCAGCAACTCTATATCCAAATCTATATTTTGCTTTTCTACTTTTAGCAAAACTACCTTGTTTTGAAGATGTATTAGCACCACCTCTTTCACTTATTTCTTTATCTTCGTTAGCAGTTTTTAATGCTCTCGCAATAGTAGATACTTTAGATAAATCTTTAGCAATCTTTTCTATTTCTCTTACTGCATTACTATAATTTCCATCACTCTTTACAGCAATTTTCATTGCCTTATTAACTTTATCAGGACCATATGTTATAGGGTCAGGTGTTGCTTCTTGTAATTTTTTTCTTAAAGATTTAAAGCTTCTTCTAATAATATCTTCTTTATATACATCATATTCTACTGGAGAAAAGTTGCCAGGACTCTTTCGTTTATTCCACATCTTTGTAAATTGTATTGCTTTCTTTTCTACTTTATTTTCAGCATCCTGTTGACTAGAAGCTTGTAGTGTTCCTTCATCTTCTTTATCAGGACCATCAGCACCAGAATCCGATGATATTTTAATCTCATACTTATATTTTGCTTCACCTATTACTTCTTCATTTTTTTCTTTAACAACTTCTATGTTTTTAGTTTTTCTTAAATCACCAGTTTTGTACCATTTGATAAATTTTTCTGCTTCTGCTTTAGTTTTATATGTACCGTGTATAAATTTACCACCATCTGTTTTAGTTATCTGTACAGAAAAGTTTTCTTTAATTTTTTCGTTCTTTTCTTCTTTGTCTCTTATAAGTTTGTGTGCTAAACCAATCGTTAAAGGTACTTCACCTGTCTCTTTGTTAGGTTGTGGTTTAACTGCTTTGTTCTTTTCGTTTTCTAACTTTTGTTTTGTTAAAGCTAATTGACCTTGAGCAGCGATTAATTGTTTTTCTAAATTGTCTGTATCTTTTTCTTTTGCAAGAGCAATTTTATCAATATCTGTTTCTTTAGTTTCTGTTGATGTTTTCTTTTTCATATCTGCTAAAGATTTTTTAGGTTCTTCTTTCTTCACTTCTTCTTTCTCCTCAACCACACCAGTCTTACCTGTTCTTAATTTAGCATCCAAAGGTGGATTGTATCTTCCCATTTTATCTATAGTGAAACCTTTTGCTCTTAATTTTTGTGCCTTGTTTTGAATATCTGATAAACTATCTCCACCTTCAAATCCATAATGTTTTCCATACTGACTATATGAAATCATATATGCTTGGATTTTTTCTGATAATTCTTCTTTAGTTAAAACTCTTACATCATCGCCATACTTAGCAACAACTTGTTTATGGATACTTTCTACATCTTTCGCACTATCAATTCTAACTTCTGAACCATCTGATTTAGATTCTCCACCACCAGTTTTACCTTTAAACATATTAGCAATAGCTTTTGCTTGACTAGAATTCTTTGCCATATATTCTATGTACTCAGCATATTCTACAAACAAATAATCTCTACTTTCAGTTTTTAAGTGAGACCTTGTTGCTAATTGCATATCTAAAATTTTTCTCATATTACCTGATAGTTCAATACCATCTGGAATATCTTTTACTTTTAATCCGTGTTGTTTAGCTAAAGAAACCATATTAGATTTCTCTTTAGCATTTTGGAAACCTCTAATAGTTCCTGTTCCTTCTTCAACTTGTACAGCAGCATTAGCATTCTTCTCTTTAGTTTCTTCTCTAAAGGAACTTAATCTAACACCTTTAGGTACTTGTATACCTTTCTTAATCATACGACTTAATGCCATAGTAGAAAGGAATGGAATATCTGCTTTGTATAATTTTGGTAGTTGAGAGTTTGTTATCTTGTCAAAGATATTTCTTAATTGATTAGCTCTCGCAAGTGAAATCTTAGCACCTTTTAAACCTGCATATTCTTTTTGAAGGTGTGTAATTTGGGCGTCTGAAAATTCCCATAACATAGCTTCTTGTATGTCATCTTCTCCAAGTATAGTTTTAACCGTTGCGATTGGAAGTTTCATTTTCTTTGCTATTTGTTCTGCTGATTTACCATCAGCGAACATAGTAGCGATAGTTTTCATTTTGCCTTCCGATAATGTTATATCGTTAGCCCAAACTTCTTCCATTGCTTCTCGCATTGTTTTTGTATATCTTGTCATATTATTTAATCCCCTTGCGAATTATTAAATTGCTTAAAAGATTGAACCTTTAGGCGTTCTTCCATCTTATCGGTTGCCTCCTCTAGTTCCTTCTCCCAATCTTCTCCGTATCTTGTCTTATATTTATCAATAGTCTCACTTGCACTTGCCCAATTCTTTATGTCTTCTTTGTCTATTTTTTCTGCTGATTGTTCAGCTCTAGTCTTACTATCTACTGGTTGCTCGCTTGGTGTCTCTCCAGGCGTTATTTCTTTAGTATGATTAGCATAATCTTTGCCTATTTCATACGATTCTTCTCGTTTTTTTACATCTTCATATGTTTTCTGTTTTGTCATTTTGACTTCCGTTTCCGATACTGCTTCAAAACCATAGTCAACATCTAGGTTGTGTTCGTGTAGTTTAACTTCATCTACATTACTAACTGGTAGACAATTCCATATCCAACATTTGTGTAAGTTGGATTGATTGTCTTCTAATACAATATAATTTGTACTTCTACGAATTACTTTACCTGTAACCTCTTGTTCTATGTCATTAACAATATCATTTGTGTTAAATAGTTGTTCACGGATATACAAGTCTCTAATTTGCCATTGAGTAAATTTCTCAACGATAACTTTTCTCTTTGCTGTAGGATTAATATCAGCACTTGGAGCATATGTTCCAAGTCCTGCACCTGTTGTATTTTCCAGGTTCATTCCTTTTCTAACTAATTTAAATAGTCCATCTTTATCTCTATATGAGATTGGTAGACCTCTTTTAAAACTTACTAAATCGTTTTTGCTAGCGGCGTCTCGCATTTTACTTGCCGACATTCCCATAGCACCTTCAGCGTCTGGATCTCTTTCACCAGCACTTACTACATTAATTTTATCAAATTTGTAATTAGTTCCTCTTGCTTTAATTCCGTTATATTTGTTAAGTAGTGTTTCAAATTCTCTTACTCTATCTGAACCAACTACCATTGTTATTTCGTTTGCTTTTCCATTTAGATTATTTAAAACTTCCATTGCTGTTCTAGCACCTGGGATTTGTTTTATCTTCGCTGAGTGTCTAGGAAACATCTGTTTCATTATTCTCAACTTGTCAGTAATCTTTAATGGGTTTTTCTTTGCGTCTGTTGTTTTTGTAGGTATAATTAGATACTCATTAGCTCTAACACTTGCCACTTTGTTGATAAGTTTTTCGTGTCCTATCGTAGGTGGATTAAATCTACCAAATGTAAATGCTATATGTTTTCTAGGTGAACCTGTTGCCTCTTTAAGACTATCAATTTCGTCTTGTTCTTTTATTGGTTTTAAACCAAGTCTTTTTCTAACAACATTTATTTGTTGTTTGAATTCTTTTTGTCTTTGAGAACCAGGCATAGTTTTCAAAGCTTTAGCAATTAATCTTATATGTAATGCTTTATCTGAATCAACTGATTCAGTTTTTAATGAATCAATTTCGGCGTCTGTAACCTT